ATACCTCACCCGCCACATCGGGCACAAGAGCATGGTTGGTGACGCAGTGACCCGAAGCGGCTGGCCGAACCTTGCGGCCGTGAAGCGGTATCTTTTGAGCCGTCGCCAGCCGGACGAAGATGACGGGGCTAACAAGGTGATATGACGACTTGCATCCTATGAGCCTACCTTATTGGTGCGCAAAAAGTGAGCGTAGCGCGCTTGGTAAAGCATGGGCTGCGGCCAAGGAGCGAAAGCGAATAGCCGCTGGAGTTAATGCGGATACGCTCGCTTGGCGGTCCAAGGAAGATCGACGCGGCACCGTACTGCGTAGCGGCTGCACGTATTCAGCAGGCAGATGCGTCGAATGGTTGGTGCGTCATAGCATCGCAGGACGAAGCGACCAATTCGACCTAGTTGCCAACGGCGTCACGGTTCGCACCGCTGGGAGACGGCGCATCCCTGCAAGGTTTCGCCCATAGAGCGCGCCACAACTGCCGCAACTTTATTTCGACTCTGTATCCTAGTTTCAGTTGCGCTAGATGCGTGGGAATAACCTACGCAACTCGCCGAGAATTTTGCCGACGCCTTTTCCGCGTTGGTGGCGCGACTACGGTCTTGCGTCATTCGTTTCTGGATTCGCTTGCCGATTCTGCACTTGCGGCGCAGGCGTCTGGCAGGGCAGTTCAGGCGACGGCGGCGGCTGGTGCCTCTACCACGTTCCAGTTTTTCTCAGGATGGGATCCGTCCGACGTGCTCTCGCTTATCGACGAGGCCCGAGATTGGGCGGACGCTGCGGACGTTGACGCCGCTCTCGCGCTGATCCGAGAAGACGCAGACTGCTACCACTTCGACAACAGCGGCGCGGAGGGCTTCCGATGAGCGCCAAGAGCCGACGCAAGGCCAGGGCGATGGCCGCGATTCAACAGGGCCTCGGCACAGTCCGCATAACCGCAGGCTATGACGCCACGGTATGGTCGCGTAACCGCAGCACAATTACACATGCCGTCCAAGATGCGACGAAGGACCTCACTCCGCACGTCCTTCGAGAGCTGCGAAAGCATTCGCGATACCTCTACTGCAACAGCGCGGTTTACTCCGGCGCGGTAAAGCGGCTCGTGACGCTGATCGTTGGCACTGGCATCATGTCCACGTCGGCGAGTGCAACGCCGGAATGGGCGAAGCGCGCGACCGCTGAATACGCGCTTTGGGCGAAGCGGTGCGACATCACCCGCGTCGATCAGATGCCCGCGCGGCAACAGGCGATTGTTCGTGCGATGATCGTAGACGGCGAGTGCTTCGACCTAAAGACGAACGACGAAATCGACGGGCAGGAATCGCTTCAGCTACTCGAAGCGCACCAGATCGAGGACATCATCTGCACCGATGTTGGCCGCCCGATTTACTACGTCCCGGCTGGCGCGAAGAAGGTCAAGGAGGGCGAGGTCTCCCCTGAGTGGTATCCGGCCGACAAGGTCATTCACTATTTCCGCAAGGAGCGTCCAGGCCAGCGTCGCGGCGTACCGCTGTTTGCTGCCGCGATCAACACCGCGCGCGACGTCGACGAGATCATCAACATCGAGAAGGCCGCGAGCAAGGCAGCCGGAAAGACTGTCGAGGTCATCAACCGCAAGGGTGGGCAGATGCCGACGCGCGCGCGGCGCATCGGCGAGGCTGCCACGACTAGCGATCCGTCGCGCCCAGACTCATACTTCCAACAGGTTGTAGGGCCTGAGGGCCTTGTTCTGGATATTGACGAGAAGTACGAGCAGGTCGTGTCGCAGCGGCCTAGCACTGCGTGGCAGGGCTTCATCGACTTTCTGCTCGGGATTTTCTGCCTTGCCGGCGACATGCCTCCGAGTGCGTTCTTGCAGCTCAAGGTAGGTGGAGCCGACACGCGCCGCGACCTTGCGAGCGCGCAGCGCGTAATCGAACAATGGCAACAGCTCGTTGCGTGCGGGCAACAGCAGGCGTGGGATTACTTCGTCGAAAACTCGAAGGTTCTTGAGCCTGGACGCCCTGCTGACTGGCGCAACGTCACTCACCAATTCCCGCGCAAACTCACAGTCGATGACGGGCGCACGAGCGCGCAGGACCGGGCCGACATTGCCAGCGGTGCGACCACGGTTGACGAGTACTGCGGGATGTACGGCGCGAGCGGTACGGCTCACGTCGCGACGCTTCGCGCCGAGATGCTGGAGATCAATCCGGCGCTCACGCCAGAGCAGGTAAACACGATGCTCGTGAAGCGGCTGTTTGGCGTCGATGCACCGGCCGCCAAGTCCGCGCCGGTCACTGACACGGGCGCCGGCAATGCCGACCAGAAATCGCTCGCCGAGTCCGGAGATTTACAGTCTGCGGCGCTCAACGGCGCGCAGGTCACTGCGCTCGTGGAGATCGCGCTCAAGGTCGCCACTGGCGAGCTTCCGCGCGAGTCCGCAATGGCCATCGCGCGGGCCTCGTTCCCGACCGTATCCGCCGAGACCATTGCGTCGATTTTCGACATCACGCCGAAACAGCCAGCCGCGCCGAAGGACGCGCCACCCGCACCGTGAAAAACCTTATTCGCGCATTCTCCACCGCTCAGATCGCCCCAGACGCATCGAAGCTGCCCGACTCCATCGAATGGATGCCGGCAGGAAGGCACTCGATTTGCTGCTCGAAAGACGATGCGCCTGCTGAAATCGAGGTGAATGTCGATGAGGAGCTGGTGTCAGTGCTCAATGAGCAACTACAAGCTGCGCGTGCGCTTGCCGATGCGGGCAAGGCGTCGCGCCCATACATCGACTTCGACCATGCTGGCGGAGAGGCCGCCGCCATTCCGACCGAGTTCTTCTGGGCCGATGGCATTCGCCTCCGCGTCGAGTGGACCGCCGCCGGAGCCGCCGCCGTGTCTGGCCGCGTGTATTCGTATTTCTCGCCTGAGTTCTTCGCCGACAAGTACGGCAAGGTGACGGCGATCCCCGCGGTGGGTCCGATTGGCGCCCTCGTCAATACCCCCGCTTTTCAGGAAATCGAGCGCATAGCCGCGTCGCTCACGGCACAGAAAAGTATGATCGAAATCGCCAAGGCTCTCGGCCTTCCCGAGACGGCCACCGAGGCCGAAATCCTCGCCAAGATCGCGGAGCTTACGGGCGCCGCTTCTACCGCCAACGACAGCAAGGATGAGCTCATCGCCGCCAAGGCCGCGCTCGCCGAACTGGAAACGAAGCACGCCGAACATGTCAAGGCATCCGCCGTCGCCGAAGTCGACCGTCACGCCGCGCTCTACGATGTGCCGGAGGCCGTCCGCCCGGTAATCGCAGACATCATCTCCAAGGACGCGACCACCGGCCGAAAAATCCTCGCCGGATTCCATGCGAAGCGACAGCCCGCCGGAGCGCCTCCGATGAAAACAAGCGCAAGCCAATCTGATCACATTAAGTGCCGCTCCACCGCCGAAGCATGGGGCAAACTCTGATACTATCCTAAAACAGCAATAACCAAACATCACCATGAGTTTTCCGACTCTGCTCGACATCAAGAAGCTCAACGACGGCGTTGGCTTTGACCTCGTAGAGGAGAATGTCCTCCTCTGCCCTGAACTCCGCATCATCCCCGCCGAAGTAATTGCTGGCGCCGAGATGAAGCTCACCGTCCGAACCGATCTCCCGACGGTCGGATTCCGCAATCTCAACGAAGGTATGGCGCGTTCCAAGAGCCAATATGAGACGCGCGTGTTCTCGTGCGCCGACATCAGTGGCCAGATCGCAATCGATCTCGGCGTCTACCGTCGCGCGCTCGACCCGCTCCGGCTCCAGCAGGCCGAGGCGTCCGGCTTCATGGAAGCCGCGTTCCGTCACGTCGCGAAGCAGTTCTGGTATGGAACGACCAACGACGCGAAGGGATTCCCCGGCATCATCGCCCAGATGCTCGCCGACACCGCCCACGAAGTTGACGCCACCGGCTCCACGGCAAAGAGCTCGGTTTATTTCGTGCGCATCGCGCGCGAAACCTGTCAATTCTTGTTTGGCAACGGAACCACAATTGACCTTCAGCCCGAGTGGAAGGAAGAGACTGTCAACGACGCGAACGGCAACCCGTTCCAGGCTCTGACGAATTGGTTGAATGGTGCAGTTGGCGCCCGCCTCGCGAACAAGAACTCCGTTGTCCGTATCAAGAACATCGGCACGGCGACCGGAAAGACCCTCACCGATGCGCTCATGTACTCGGCCTACGAGAAGTTTACAACCGCGCTCGGTGCAGAGCCGACGCACATCTTCCTCACGCCCCGCTCGCGTGAGCAACTGCGCGCCAGCCGCACCGCAACCACCACCACCGGACAGCCCGCCACGCTCCCGACCGACTGGAACGGAATCCCGCTCATCGCATCCAGCGCCATCAGCAACGCCGAGACGATCTAATCGGCCAAACAACCAACCAACAAGAAAGTCATACAATGCCCATTCACAATATCCGTGATGCCGCGCTGAAGGTCACAAAAGCGTGTCCGGCCGCCGGCGCCAACCACAACACCGCCACGATCGATCTCGGTTGCAAAAATCCTGGCGCATCTGTTGAGTCGTTCGAGGTCGAGATTGCAATTCCCGCGCTCCCGAGCCTCGCCGCCGACAAGACCCTCACGGTCAAGCTGCAGGACTCCGCCGACGACTCTACCTATGACGACGTCGAGCAACTCGCCTCAGTCGTCGTCACCGGTGTTTCGACCAACGGATCCGCCGCCAAGACCGTTGCGGTCCGCTTGCCGTCCGACGTGCAACGCTACGTCCAGGCAAACTTGGCCGTCGCCGCAGCCGGCGGCGACAATACCGCCAAAAGCGTGGTCGTTTCGCTGCTTGGCTGATCGCTTCCCCGAGCCGCCCGCATCGCGCGCGGCGGCTCCAAGAAGCAATCTTCAATGAGCACCGCACAACAGACAGCACTCGCCGAAGGGTTCACCGCCCTGCTCGAAGTCGCTGGCGTGGCTTGCGTCTTCGGGACCAAAACGGTTCAGGGCGTGCTCGGCCAACTGAAGCCGGACGACTCTCGACTTCTCGGGGCTCCGGATCGTTCCGCGCTGCTGTGCGTGCTCACGTCTGCACTGACGGCGCAGTCAATCGCTCCGAAGCGCGGAGGCGTCGTCACGGTTGACGGCGTATCCTTCACAGTCGCACGGCGGCCAGACCTACAACCGTCAGGCATCACCGAGATCATCGTCGCGCCTACGGCATGATTACGATCGAGACAAGCCTCGCGAAATTCAACGAGCAGCTATCTCGT